ATCGCTTGTAACTGGCAAAGTAATTGTGAAAGAGCCAGTTGCATCTAAGGTCTTTAGAATCGTAACTGGCATTATGTGAACATTGGCGACCTTCTCTTTGAGAATAGTCTGTGGCGTAAAAGTGATCGAGCCTCGAACTGGATTGCCAAGTAAATCTACATAGGTACCAGCCACCGTTACGGTTGAAAGGGATGCTGGTAGAGCCATAATTACGCGCCTTGACGGATTACATTTACGGTCTGTGTGCTTGAAGCAACCACACCAAAAAGTTTTTCTCCATCTTGCATTTCAACTGAAAAGGTAATTCCAGCGCCAAGTTCAAATCCATAGGCGGTTGTAGTCACGCCTTCTCCACCTAGGTAGACGGTAGCGCCTCCTGCGGGATTCTGGACTGATACGGTCTGACCATCTTTTCCAGCATAGTTAGATGAAATCTGTGTTGCTGTAGTTCCAACTGATACTCGTTGGTGAGAGATTGCCATGATGCTCCTTTAAGAAAAGGGGGTGACTCATTTTACTGAGCCACCCCTCTCGATTACTTAGGGGCGACTTCTTTCTTCGCCTTTGGTTTTTCTTCAGCCATTGGAGCCTCGGCAACTGGTGTTTCCACCTTTGGAGCCTCAACCTTGACTGGCTTTACTGCATCTTCAATGATGCGGATATAGCGATTACGGTTTAGAGCCTTCGCGTGTTTCCAACCTTTGACATCAATGATGTCTCCAGTTTGCAATAGGCGACCATCAACCACCATAGTCTTAAGAATTTCTGCTTTCATTACGCAGTCATATCAATCCACACATACGAGAAAGTACGCGCTGTGTCGTTGATTCCTGAAGCAGTTGGATTGTAAAGATAAATTGAAACTGTGTCTGCCGCTGTTACAGCCGCTCCACAGAAAATCAAATCATCATTTAGGTCTGCTGGTGGATTTACAATAATGATGTCAGTTGTCTTAGCACCTGTAAGAGTGAAAGTAACTGAACCGCGAGATGTCGCGTTGATTGAAGCAGGGTCTACTGATGCTGTACCGAAATCTAATCCGTACACCATATCGCCAGTTGAACCTTGAATAGCACCAACTGAAACTTCACCGCGAGAAATACGATTTACTTGAGGCATTTATTTTCCTTTGTCTAAGAAAGAAGGGGAGAGCCTTTTCAGACCCTCCCCTTCACTCAACTTAATTAAGCAACGATTGTGTTCCAGAAGTAACCGAGGTCTGCTCCGATTACCTTGTTATCGAAAGCCATTTCTGCTTCGATACGATCTGACTTGATTGACTCCATACGGAACTGTGATGTTCCGATGATCTGTCCAAGTCCACCTGAAACGCCTGTCCATGCGAATGTGTAACCCGCTGAAGGTGTTAGAAGTCCTGGATTTGGAGCAACATGTGTAAGGAGTGCGCCCTTGCCAAAAGCAAAGCCGTAAGCCTCAGATGCACCTTCGTTGTTAGTAGCCTTTACAGCCTTTGCAACCATTACGCGAGGGATGTCGAACATTGCGCCCAACATATCTGTTGTGATTGTCTGTGAAGATGTGTACTTGATGCGGTCTACCAAGTCTGGGTGATTCTTAAGTGACTTGAATACATCGTATCCGAGAACGAGTGTGTTCGCTTCCATTCCTGTGTTTCCAAGAATTTCTGCCTTTGCTGTTTCGATGTCAGCGATTGGGTCTGATGATGCGTAATCTGACCATTGCTTTGTTTCACCTGAAGATGGTGAGCCAGCAACACCAGTTACATCGTCTGCCCATACGCCTGTTGTGAAGAAGTCAGTTACGAACTGAAGTTCACGGCGAAGCATTAGACGGCGTGTAACGAACTCTGCTGATTCGCGGAGTGGGTTAAGAGGTGTGTCTGCGTTAGCAAGTGTCTGATCGTCTACATCCTTGTGGAACGCCCAGACATCTGCTGAGTATGTTCCAGTTGAAAGGTTGTAACCGCCACCAGCAGATTCAGTTCCAGGTGCGCGGCGCTGAGCCTCGTCACGGAACCAATCGTTCTTGGTGTAAGTGAAATACTTGTCTGACTTCTTATCGACAGGGATTACTGGGAATACCTTGTCGGCAATGAAGTTGTCTTGGTTCTGTAGGTAAGCAACCGAGATGTTTGTGAGAATAGCATCAATGTGAACGCTATTGATATGTGGCTGTGGCATTTTTAGTTATCCCCCTTAAGCCGCTCTGCCTGGATTAGCGCAGTTTACGACTGCTGTGACGATGTTTCCATCTGCCGCAGATTCAGTTAGTAGTGTTCCGACAACATACTTTGTTGTATCGGTTCCAGCGACAAGAGCAACTGCCTTGCCTGTTGAACCTGTTCCAACAAGTGCGCCTTCGCCAATAGCGGCTCCAGCAACAATCTTTGTTCCTCCGACAATAAGCACTTCTGCTTCCTGTCCTGAGATTGGAGCGTTCTGAAGAACTCCGACAGGAATATCTGTCGCCGCGGCGCAAGCAACTGCCTGACCACTTGAGTTAATCTTCACGAAGTTGTACTGCAAAGCGGAAAGGTCTGCACCTGCAACGAGGGTGACCTTAACGCTGTAATTACTGAATTCGTATGCCATTTTTAGTTAGCACCCTTCTCGTTACGGTATTGGACATAAAGTTCAGGATTTGAAGATGCAACATCAGCGAACGCCTGTTCGAATGACTTTGCATTTCCTCCTTCAACTGCTGACTTTGCCATTGCCGTTAAGCGACCATAGGCATCACCTGAAGTGAAGTCTGCTGATTTCCCGATCTCAGCAAAGATGTTTGCTGACTCAGCCTGAGCATTTACAGATGTGAGGATTTCCTCTACTGACTTTGCTAGGTCTGCATCAACTGTGGACAGACGGCGTAGCGCTGGTCCGACCTTCTCTGCATCAAGATTCAAGTTAGAGAATCCCTTTGCCTTTTCAATAGCATCTGCATCAGCCTTGGCTTCGCGCTCCTTGCGGAGTTCTTCGGTTGCGGTTTCTGCTTGCTTCTTAAAATCTTCAATCATTTTGACTACTGACTCAGGAGCAGACTTCATAAAGTCCTCATCTTCGGTCTTTTCTGACTCTGGTTCTTTTTCCTCGTACATCTTGTCCATCTCGGACAACTTTGCTTCAAGGTCAGCAATCTTTTTCATTGCTTCTTCCATTGTCATCTCAGCCTTATCGACTTCTTCTGTAGCCAAAGGGTCTTTTTCATCCTGCATATCTTTAGGCATGGATTCCTCCTTGGTAAGCGTTTCGTCCAAGACTCTCTGAACTTCAGATTCATCGGCTGATTTCATAACCAACCAACCTTCATGTAGATGTGCAGGGTGATCTACCCCCGAGGTTTCCTCAATGACTAAATTTGCCATTTTGCGAGTACGAGCCAACATTCACTCCTAACGAAAAGTGCCTACCTGAACCAGTATGGACTGGAAGATAAACACGGGTCTTGACAAGCATAAGAATAACACAGGTGTAATTTCCACCTTTTTTACTGGTTTATCAAAATCCTTAAATTGACCAAAGCGGATATTAAATCTTCAAAAACCATCATCGAAAAGGGGTTCTCGCTCTGCCAAAAACGGGCGACTCGGAAATGAAAGTCGTTCTCATCCATCTCGCTCCAGACAAAAAATACCTGAGAATCATTAGGCAATTTGGCGACAAGCCCAGCGAATCTTGGGGGTGTCGCTACTGGATTAACCTCTAAGCCAATTCCTCGCAATATCTGGGCTGTGTCCTCGATAATGCTGGTCATTTAATCTTTGTATCTTTGACTTGGGGTGATTCGGGATGGTCGCATGATGTCCATGTCATCCATCCAGCGTGGGTCATCGGCATCTAATTCTTCGAACTCGCCCTCGGAATCATCATCGTGCGGATGCAACTTTTTTGGATTCTTTGGATTCTTTGGCTCAATGGAATCTTCGCCCTCTGAATCGTCTGGGTTGTACTTTCCGTTCGCCCAAGCGCCATGCGATTCTTGATCGTGGCTACCGTGTTTAGATACTGCTACTTTTTTTTTTAAGGTAGACATCTTGTGACCAACCTTTGTATCGGTTGGCTTGCCATCACGGTACAACTGAATTAGAACTGCTGGGTCGCCTTCTTCGGCGTTAATTTCAAAAGAAGAATCAGGGACATTGATTTTCCCGTTAGCGACAACACGGACAACTTTACCGCTGGCTGTACCGCCTGATGAATTCCAAGAAACCATATCTCCTTGCTTAACGGATTTTGCTTTCTCAACTGCATCTTTTACAACCGATGCAGTAAGACCAGTTAGATTAAGGATTCCATCTCTTTCGACAGCCTTTTCAATACCATCGAACTCAACGGCAGATAAGTGAGAAAGTGTTGATTTGCGTAGCACATCAAGAATGGCTTTTTCACTTGGCTTCATCTGCAACCTTTTTCTTTTTCTTTGGATTCATTATTGTATCAACATGGACACTATTGACTCCTGGACCATCTTCCTTCTCAACTTCTTCCATATCGACATATAGGCGCTCTGCCTTACCGCCGATTGAGTATCCAAGAATTTCTCCCGCTTGTACTTTCTTCCAAGCCCAAGGCTCCCAAATAACTCCAAGAAATACTGTGTTTGGTGGGTAGGTGTGGCTTACTTCTAATCCACTTAAAGTTTTTATCGGGACTGTTAATTCGTATGGGAACGCCATAACTTCTACCCATTCGCCAGCGACCACATCGCGGTCATGTTGCAAGCGGATACGGCGATCATTGGTCTTTACATAATCCCAGACCGCTCTTTGCAACTCATCTGAATCTGTCCATTCGCCGTGAGCATCAATGCGATCAGGAATATACATGGCTCCGAGTGTGTAACGCTTGGCTTCCTCTGCCTTGGATACCTCATAAGCCCCAATGCTTTTTACGACTGCAAAGGCATCTGGGAATGACTCCATCGCAAGGGCTTCTGTGATCTCCTCGTAATCGCCTTCGCCCATAACTAGATAGGCTGAGATAAGGCGGGTAGGTGTCCAGCCTTGGGTTGGATACCAGCGCTCCTCATTGATGATATTGAATCGGTAGAGGTTAAAAGGTTTGCCGTCACTCATTTTTACGAAATATCTCATGCGTTTCCTCCTCCCTTAAAGGCTAGTTTACCAACTGGGGTTGATTTAATCAAGCCAGCCTCCTGAGCGGTTTGGAACTGCTGTAGAACTAGGATTCCAGTAGCCAAGACTGAGCCATAATTGGCTGGCTTTGTAACGCCTTTTGCGATCTCGACCATCTGCTTCCACATGCTCTCACGCTTAGAATCGTTCAACTCTACTCGGTATTGTGAATAAATTTTCCATGTTCCGTTCTCACCCTCTTTGTTCTTGAATGAACTCGGAGTGTGCAACTGAACCTCAACTTCGATTCCGTCTTTTTTAGCCTTGATATTGACACCATCGTAAGGGTCACCCGCTTGCCAAAAGTTTTTGGTGCGTAGTGTGAAGCCTGATGCCTCAAGCGCCTCTACTGTCGAACTCAAGGACTCTGCGTAGTTATCATCGCCCACCAAAAGCGTGTAGCGAACTGCATCTGATATTGCCCTTGCCGCTCGCGCTCTATCGCCATCAAATTCTGCAACTGCCTCGCTGTCAATTTTACGAGCCAAGGAATCCGTTGATTTTACTCTTTGATGTAATTGAACAAATTCCCCTCCAGAGTTTTTCTGGATAGTAGACATAAGTTCTGTAACTTTAGGTTCAACTGCTAACGCCTTTTCGCGTAGTCGTTGAGCCTCGGCAACGGCTTCCTGTGATCGTTCAGCGATTGCTGGTTTATCAGGAGCCATTGCTGGGATAACGGATGAGCCATCAGCATTAGCCCATGCGCCGTGAGTTTTTTGGTCGTGTTCTTGGTGTTTAGCGACCTCAGCCCACGCTTCTCCGTCTGGCAAT